CGGGTATCGGCTCTGGCAAGAGGAGAAAGTCTATTGCGGGAATGTTGGGACGCCGATGTTCTTGATCCCGAACCAACCCGAGAAGTGTGGGACGTGGGGATCGTTCGTCGGCGGGGACTGTTCGTTCCTCGAGACGAGCAAGTGGGCGGCGGAGGACTACGTGTGGCGGCCGGAGGTCACGGTGCTGTTGGGGCACAACGTTTAACAAATTAGCGTGGGGCTAATGACTATGAAAAAGCTACTTTGGGTCGGAGACGCCGCGTGCCCCTCGGGGTTCGCGCAGGCGACGCACAAGACGATCGAGACGCTGAAGGACCATTACGACGTGACCGTCTTGGGAATCAACTACCGCGGCGATCCCTACGACTACCCATATCCCATCTACGCCGCCGCGGCTGGCGGCGACCAGCTCGGCATCAACCGCCTCATCTGGATGTGCGCAAACTTCGAGCCTGACCTTATCGTGCTGCAGAACGACCCCTGGCAGATTCCGCTCTACCTGCGGCAGTTGCAGCAGTATCCCGAGCACCGGCACATCCCGGTCATCGCGTCGCTGGCCGTCGACGGGAAGAATCAGCAGGGCATGAACCACCTCAATGGACTGGCGCTCGCCATCTTCTGGTCCGAGTTCGGGCAGCGCGAGGCTCGCAAGGCTGGATACACGGGGCCGAGCACGGTCATTCCGCTGGGGGTCGACCTAGAGACCTACTACCCAATGGACAAGACGCAGGCGCGGCTGAACCGCAAGCTCGACTTCGTCAAGGACAAGTTCATCGTCGGCAACGTCAACCGCAACCAGCCGCGCAAGCGGTGGGACTTGACGATCGAGTACTTCGCCGAGTGGGTGAAGGCCGAGAAGATCAAGGACGCGCGACTCTACTTCCACACGGCGCCGACGGGCGACGTGGGCTGCGACGTCAAGCAACTGGTGAAGTATTACGGCATCCTCGACATGCTGCTGCTGCGCGAGCCGCAGGTCTGGTACGGCGACTCCGACGAGGCGATGCGCGAGACCTACAACTGCTTCGACGTGCAGGTGAGCACGACGCAGGGCGAGGGGTTCGGCCTGACGACGTTCGAGGGGATGGCGTGCGGCGTGCCGCAGATCGTGCCCGATTGGGCGGCCCTCGGTGAGCACGCGAAGAACGCTGCACTGCTTGTGCCGTGCACGTCGACGGCCATCGGGTGGCCCTACCTAAACATCATCGGCGGCATCGCGGATAAGGCAGGCTTTATCAAAGCACTGTCGTTGATGTATCACGACCACAACGTGCGTGAAGAGTTCAGAGCTCTCGGTTTCGTGCGTGTGATGGACGATAAGTTGCGTTGGCCGAACATCGGCGAGCGGTGGCTGAAGGAACTGGCGCAGATCGAAGCCAAGCACACCGAGATCGAATGGAAGGACCTCGGGAGGCCTGAGGAGGTGACCACGTGAAGCCGGACGCCGCCGCGATGATCGCGAAGCTGCAGAAGGTCCTGAAGATCTGGCCGACGCGCGTCGGAGCGGCCCTCTACGTCGAGGGGCAGATCATCATGACCGAATCGAAGAAGCGCTGCCCGGTGGCACCCGACGGCGGCACGCTGCGGGCGAGCGGGCAGGTGCATCCGCCCGAATACGCTGGGCCGCACATCTCGGTCACGTTGTCCTACGGCGGCGCGGCCGAGGCCTACGCCATCGCGGTGCACGAGCACCTCTCGGAGCACTCGCCGCCTTCGTGGAAGGTCGCCGAGGCGGCTGGACGTGGCATCCAGTGGAACGTGCCTGGCACGGGGCCGAAGTTCCTCGAAGGCCCGATCAACGAAGCGCAGCCGACGTTGGCGGCTCGAATCGCACAGCGGATCAACTTGAACGAGGTGCAGGTCTAATGGCTCAAATAGTCTCGACGCTGCCTCTTTGTAAGGCGCTCAAAGCAGAAGGCTTCGAGTTGCCAAAGAACTGCGGTGACATCCAACTCGAAATGCCTGTCGATGGAGTGTTCGTGTTGGTCTATCGCGTCATGCTCGACAGAGAGGACTGCATCAAGGTTGGCCAAGCGTTGACACGCATTGGAAAGGAAACGTAGGTGCCCTTCCTCGATGAACTCGCAGACCGGCTTGTCGCCGCAGGTGTAGGCACGCGCAGCGCCAACATCTTCCTCGGGGCGAACGCGCTCATCCCGCAGGGCGACGGGCCGTTCTTGACGGTCATCGAGACGGGCGGCATGGCGCCGACGCGCATCCAGAACAAGGCGAGCGTGCATACGCAGCAGCCGACGGCGCAGATCGCCGTGCGAGCGGCCCGTTACAACGTGGCGCGGACGATGTGCAAGGCGGCGTACGACACGCTCGACGGCGTCTTCAACACGACGCTCAGCGGCACGTTCTATCAACGCATCGTCGCGCGACAGGAACCGACGGACATCGGCTTGGACAGCGTGGGGCGTCCAGTAATCGTTTTCAACATCGAAGCGCAAAAGGAGCCCTCGTGACTGCCTGAGCTTGGCACAATTCCGTGCCTTGGCTCTTCTCTTATACAGGAGACGTGACCAATGAGAAGTCTAAGTAGGTTTCTGTTCCCCGTCCAGCACCTCCTCGAATCGACGCCAGAAGGCGTGTTCGAGGCGATCAGCGGACACAATACACGGGTCGCTCGTGCGCCAGCCGCCACGCCGACGGTCTTCACCGACATCGCGGAGATGAAGGACGTCACGCCTCCCGAACTCAGTCGCAACGAGTTCGACGCGACGACGCAGACGCTGAACATCGATACGTACGTGGTCGGCGTGCTGCGGCGCTCTGGGTTCACGATGTCTCTGAACGCATTGGACACGGATCCGACGCAGGATCACCTGACCGGCCTGCTCAAGGCCATGGTCACTGAGCCGCCGCCGGTGGACGGCTACAGGATGACCTTCCCGAGTGGCGTCGTCTGGGTGATGAGCGGTCAAGTGTCGAAGTTCGCGCCAAAGTATCCGGTGGACGGATTGGCCGAGGTCGCGGTGACCATTCGTCCGACGGGCCGCATGACGATCAACGGGATCATCATCGGTTAAAGCTGCCCCACGCAGCGTCTGCTCCTCCCTTGCCGGTTTAGGGGACCAGGCGTATCAGGAACCGGCACTTAACTCGGTTTGCGTGGGGATGTGAGACATGAGCGAACAGAACGGACATCAGCGGATCTTGAGCGTCGACGAAATGCTGGCGGCCGATGACGTCGAGTACGCGACGGTCCCGAGCTGGAAGGTCAAGGACAAGACGGGCGAGCTGGTCCAGGGCTACGTGCGCATCGCGTCGCTGAACGCCGAGGACCTGATCGAGTGGCGCGAGGCGAACGAGGGGCCGGCGAAGCGCACGATGGGCATCCGCTTGCTCGTCAGCAGCCTCGTCGACGAGCAGGGCAATCGCATCGGGAACGCCAAGCACTACGAACTGTTCAAGAAGAAGTCGAACGCCGTGATGGAGAAGATCCTCGAGGAGATCATCAAGCTGAACGGCATGACGAAGAAGGCGGAGACGACGGCAAAAAACGACTAAAGCGAAGCCCCTCGCGGCGCTTCGCCTATCTGTTGGCCATCAAGCTCGGGTGTCCTAACGTCAATGGCATGCTCCGGGCGATGTCGGCCAAGCATTTTCGTGACTGGGAAGCGTACGCGCAGATCGAGCCGTTCGACGAGATGCGACAGGACTACCGCATCGCGAGCGTGGTGGCGATGATCTTCAACATGGCGGTCAAGGCAGGCGACCGCAAGCCGATCAAGGAGTTCTTGTTGCAGTTCGGGGAAGAAGCGAAGCCGACGCAGAAGACCTCGGAACAGATGGAGCGGATAGCCATGTGGATCGCCATCGCCAATTCGGTTGACGCGAAGGACCTGTAGATGGACATCGGGTCACTCACCGGCGAAATCACCCTCGAAGACCATGCATCGAATGTCCTTGACAACGTCACCGACAAGATCAAGGACTGGGCGATTGAGTCGGAAAGCTCGCTCGCGAAAGTCGCCTTAGGGTTCGGCGTCGTAACGGCGGCCGTGCTCGGGACGGCTGCCAGCATTACGGCACTTGGCGAGAAGGGCTCGACGCTGCTCGGCGTCGAGACGGCCTTCGATCACCTGGCCATCGCAGCGGGCACGACCGGCGACGAGCTGCGCGGATCGTTGTCTGAGGGGCTGAAGGGCACCGTCGACGATATGGAGACGATGCAGTCTGTCCAGCGGCTGCTCGTCTCTGGCTTCAAGCTGACGAACGACCAAGCGCTGATGCTCGCGCAGACGGCTCGCGAGCTGGGCAAGGCGTTCGGCGTCGATGCGGCCTCTGAACTGGAGACGATGAGCACCGCACTGGCGACCGGACGCACGCGGGCGCTGGCGCTGCAGGGCGTCGTCGTGGACGTCAAGAAGGGCGAGGAGGAGTTCGCCAAGTCGATCGGCACGACGGTCGATCAGCTGAACGCCGAAGGACTGCTCGAAGGCAAGCGCATCGCCATCATGGAGGGCATCAAGGCGAAGCGCGACGCGCTCGGCGAATCGGAACTGAACTTCAAGGAACGGTTGCTGCAGACTAAGGCGGAACTCGAAGACTGGGGCGACAGCCTCGCGAAGTCGGTCGCGTCGTCGCCGCAGGTACTGCAGGCCTACGACGACATCAAGGGCGCAATCATCAAGGCATTCGGCGGTGACAGCCAAGATCTGCTCGACACGACGACAGGATTAATTGATAAGTTTGCCTCGCTCGTCTCGGAATACGGCCCATCGATCATTCAGACGTTCGTCGACATCTGGACCGAGATCAGGCACATCGCGGAAGAAATCGAGAAGGCCTGGGACTTGGTGCCGGACTGGATGAAGAACATCGCGCGTGACGCCACGCTGGCGGCAGGGGCCATCTGGCTCATGCAAGCCGCGTTCTTTGCCATTGTGGGAACCGGTGTCGTCGGTACGCTGGCGAACGTCGGGTCGATTGTCGCCGGGCTGCCGAGCCTCTTCCTGGCGGCGAACGCGGCGCTGACCGAGTTCATGGTGACGGCAGGCACGCTCGGCACCGTGGCCTTCGGGTTGTCGAGCATCGTCATCGCCCTGGCTAGTGTCACGACTGCTCTATATGCAGGCAGCATTGCGTGGGACATCTGGCGGACGCATTCGCAGAACGCGACTGATGCTGCACGTCTCGCTGTCGAACAGCAGAAAACGATGACCGGTGCGGCGGCACTCGCTGGGCATGACTTTGACACGCTCGGCGCAGCAGAGACGTACCTGCGCGACCGCGTCAAGGAAGTCAACGGCCTGCTAACCGATCAAGAACGCCTGCTGCACCAGCCTGGAGCGGTTGCCGGTGATGTCACGAAGGGCGCTATTCCGGTTGCTGCGCAATCACCGGATCGTGCGAAGTTCATCAAGGACCAGTCCGACAAGATCGAGGCCGCGACGTCGGCGAGCATCGCCAAGACGCAGGAACTCTGGGACCAATACTTCACGACGCTCGACAAGATGAACCTCGACTCGGTCGGCGCGCAGGTCCTGGCCATCGACCGCAAGGAGACGGCCGAGGTCGCGGCCCTCGACAAGAGCAAGAAGCACAACCAGGATTACCAAAACCAACTGCAGGCGATCG